ATGAGTTTCAGAGATTTAGATAATAAAAAAACACCTTTCGGTGCTTACTTTATTTTTAAAGTGGTGGGTCGTGAAGGATTCGAACCTTCGACCAACGGATTAAAAGTCCGCTGCTCTACCGACTGAGCTAACGACCCAATTAGATGATTTTAAAATAAATTTTCAAATCTTTTGATTGGTGTTTAAATGGTGCCCGAAGCCAGACTTGAACTGGCACGCCTCGAAAGGCGAGGGATTTTAAATACCATAGTTAAACCAGTATAAACAATAACTTATAGCAACATTAATTGCTTGCTCGTGCAAATAAGGGCATATAAAGGTAAATATAAGACAGAACCGCCAGCCAATCGCCAGTAAAATAGAGGGAAAAGTACAAGGGATTTTTTGAAAAACAATCCCTTTTTACTGTGCAGGATTAGAAAGAGGATTGAATTTGACCGCACTTTCTAAGTGCGAAGGGGCGAAGTGCGCATAACGCATCGTCATTTCGATAGTTGAATGACCGAGGATTTCTTTCAACACTAAAATATTCCCACCGTTCATCATAAAATGGCTGGCGAACGTATGGCGCAAAACGTGGGTTAGTTGCCCTTTGGGTAACTCAATTTCAGCACGCAAAACAGCATTTTCAAAGGATTCGTAAGCATCATTGAATAATCTGCCACGCTTTTTCGGTAGCATATCGAACAATTCTTTACTGATCGGCACAGTGCGGTTTTTCTTTGATTTTGTGTTTGTGAACGTGATTTTATACGGCATAACTTGCGATTGGGTCAGCGTTTCCGCCTCACTCCAACGTGCACCAGTTGCCAAACAAATTCGCACAATCAAGCCCAAGTCAGGATTTCGAGAGTTATCGCACTCAACTAATAAACGGTAAATATCCCGCTCATATAAAAATGCTAATTCTGTTTCTCGTTCTTTAAATAAGCGCACACCATCAAGGGGATTTTCAGCCGTCCACTTGCGCAATGATTTCAGTTCGTTAAACACTGCTCGCAAGTAGGCGTGTTCACGGTTTACTGTGGCTTCTTTCGGGGGATTGTTTTTATTTACCGAAAATTCCCCATCAAGGCGGCGTTTTCGGTAGTCGGCAAAGATTTCTGCGTTAAATTCATTGGCAGGCGGATCGCCCAAGTTCGCACACAAGTTTTTTAGTTTGGCTAAACGTGCCTCACCGTCTGACAACGTTTTACCATGCAAATCAAACCATTCCTGCACATAAAAACTTAACGCGGGCAAGTCGCTTGATTCCAAAACTTGTACAGAATCAACCGCACTCGTCGTTTGTTCTTTGGCTTGATTATAAAAACGTAGCGCATCGCCTTTGGTTAAAAACCATTTGCGTGATCGCTTGCCTTTTACATAAACTTCCGCAAGCCATTTGCCGTTTTTTGTGTCTTTACGAACTGCCATAATTAAGAAAATTGCGTCTCAACATCTTGCGAGCCATGTAGAACACGAACGATTGTTATAAAATCAGAAGTGCGTTTAAAAAATATCACATAGCCCTCAACGACATAGCGATATAGTTCAATATCAATAGAAAAATCATCAAAAACGCTACCTAAATCAAATTCACATAAAAGTGAAAAAGCCCTTTGAAATTTTTCTAAAAATGCAAAGGCGCGATCAAATCCAAAAGATTCAACGCCGTAAGCAAAAATAGCCTCTAAATCTTCTTCTGCAGCAGGGAGTAGCTGTAATTGTTTAGCCATGGTAACGTGCTGCAATTTCACGGAAGAAAGCAGGAATATCAGTGACAGCTTTAGGATCGCCACTGTTTAAGCCTTTATCAATTTCTTTGCGCAAAGTGGCTAACTTCTGCTGGTATTGAAAAGATTTCAGCATCTCATCAAATAATTCATGTTCTGATTTAAAGTGGCCCGTTTTCATCAAATCAGCAAATTGTTCTGCTTGTTGAGCTGAAAGTGTAAACATTTTTTGCTCCTTATTTAGTTTCTTTGCGAACTGCCATTAATTACATTTTTCTTTGACAATATCTTCTAATTTTTGAATTGATTGTAATGAGCTAATACGCATTAGGTCTCTTAATTTGCTCTTTTCTTCTTTGTTTTTGAGCCTTGAGAAATGAACAATTTGATTTGCTAGCATACCGATTCCAACTTTTGCATTATATGCTAGATGTAGAATTGTTTTATCTACCGGTATAGGCGTTTCAATATAATATTTTTTCTTAAACTCGGTGTATTTAGGATTAAATATTTTTATTTTTCGGTCTGATATAGTTTTTAAATCTATTTTTTTGAGGCTTTCAAAAGGTGCTGTAAGTTCATTAATTAATTTCTGCCCATCTTTTAAAATCCCTTTGGCAATTAAGCATTGCTCCCAATATTGTTTTTTTTCTTTAAGTTCATCAATTTTACTTTGTACGTTTTTTTGAGGGTTGCAACCATTACGAATTTCACTCATTTGATCTTTATTAACTACTACAGTTTGTTTGTCCACTGTGTAAAGACTATTTGATGATGTGTCATAGAGTTGGCCATCAATAACAAATACAAATGTTTTGTCTCTGATAAACACGTCTAAATTCGCGTAAGTATCAAATTTTGATTTGCTGATCATATATTGTTTAGTTACGCCATTATGATATTCAAGCGAAATATCATAAACGCGCTTGCCTTTTGTTGATGTTTTGCTGCTCTTTTTGTCGAAAATGGAACATTGCGCAGTAAACGAGAAGAAATCATTTTGAGATTTTCCAAAAGAAAAACTAAACGCGGGCTTATCATTCATTAAATCATCAGCGATAATGATCATCGGTTGATAATCGCTGGATTCAATCGTGCTGGCAAAGATAGACGAGGAATATAATAGACAGGTCAAGCCGATTAATTTTTTCATCACATTTTCTCCATTTTAAGAATTACCTTCCCTACCACATCAATATCACTCAATTCACATTCAAAACTGAATTTGCCACCGTCCACACGGATTTTTCCTGCAGGTAACACAGTGATATAACGGATAAGATGGGAGTTTTCGACGATGACGAAGTATTCGCCATCCACTAAATTGCCGTAATCGCTAGTGGCAAAGTAGGTGCGATTGTCTTCATCAATACGAAACACTTTGTCATAACTTTCACGGCTGTCTAAATTCGGTAAGTAAGGCAAAAGAAAGGGTTTATTTTCCATTATGAAAGATTTTCCGCTTTCTAGCTTTATTGCATGAAAATATTTCAGGTCGTCTGAATTATCGAAAATCGGCTCATTTCCATAGGCCACATAATCCAATCTTGCGCCCGTTTCTTTCACGCAACGGATCACTAATTCTGCAGGGAAAAAACCACGTTTAGCCCAAGTGCCAAAGGTACTGTGAGGCATTCCAAGATGTTCAGCTAATAATTTTCTATTCGCAAAACCATACGCTTCCATTATGCGAGAAATAACATCCTTGCCACCGATAAATTCTTTCATTTAGCAAATTGACCTTAATATTTTTATTGACAGGGTCAAATGACCCGAAGTATATTTAAGGGGTCAAATGACCCAAAGGTAATATATACCATTATTTACAGATAGAGGAGTTTAAGCAATGAACGGCCAAAATGCAATTTGTATAAATGTACAGATCCATGCGCCTTATGTCACGTTGAAGAAATATGCCGAGCTTACTGGGATTTCGTTAGACAAAGTGCGAAAGATGAGAGCGGCAGGCGAACTGCCTATTGCAGATAAAAAAGCGGAAAGAGGTTCAGTGTTAGTGAATTTAATCGCGATTGCCAAACAGGCGGCAAAACAAGAATAAAAAACCGCACAAAAGTGCGGTCAGTTTCCAAAAGATTTTAGTTATAAGGGGAAGACAATGACTAAATCATCACTCACGTTTTTCTTTCAAGAATATTGCGAGAAACACAATTTAACCAACGAAGAAATTCAAGAAAGATTCGCTATTCTTCAGTATCAGGCAGAAGTCGAGCGAGATACCACTCAAGATCATCAGCAGCTTTCGGCGATTTTTGCGAAATGGCGTGAAAACTGCCCACGCAAACAAGCTAATAACGATGAGACAACTTCCCAATATACGGGAGCAGAACATCAAGCAATTCGGGATTTGTTTGCTTCACTGAAGCAATCAGTGCGTGAAGCTCATTCTCTACATCATCAATCACATCAGAGTGACGTGCAAGTCCACGCAAAAGGCAACCCATCACGCGTTCTTGAAGCCCCTGCTGTAACTGAAGTTGATAAAGCTGTGCTTGCATATCTTGAAGCGTTTTTTGCATCTGATCGTTCATCTTCTGAAATCCTTAAATTAAGTAATCGTTTATTCAATTTAGGGCAAGCATACAACAAAACAGCTAAATAAAAAAGCGAGGGCGCGGCAATGTATGTGTCTGAAAACGAAAGTGCGGTAGAAAAATGGCATCGTTTAAACGGTGTGCCCATGTCGAAAGCAAGAAATAGCGAAGAAGCCTTGCATGAAATGGGCTTGAGTAAATATCCCACTGAACGTGCTTTTAATCATCTTTCCGATGAGCAAAAAGGCATGTTAAAAGCGTTAGCAGATATTGAACCTTTTGAAGATTACATCTCGCCTGGTCTCACTGGCGATAAGTTATGGCATTACAACGAAAAAGGCATTGATAAATTAACCAAAGCCTTTCACGCCATATCAGCACTTCGCACGCCTTTTCCGCGCGCTTTAAGCCGTCGTGATTTTTACAATATCGACCCACACACAAGGGGGAAATAATGGCAACGAAAAACCGAACCATTATCAAAAAATACGCCGATCGCTGGCACAAAGAAGCCTGTCATTTATACGCAAAATGGCTCAACGCAAAACGCCAAGGCGATGAAGAAGCCGCAAATTATTATTTCAGCAAATATATTACGGCTGGAGACAACTGGATCAACTACACCAAATTTGCCCATTAAGGAAAACTCTTATGCAAGAACACATTATTGATTTATCTGAACGTTATGCCCTTAAGTTAAACGAAAACCACGTTTATATCCTGTACAAAATTGAACTCAATGAAAACGGCACTTATCAGCGCAAAGGCGGCGCAGTATGTAAGGATTTACCTTCCTTGTTGGACAAGCTGATTTACTGTGAATTGATGAATGAGAAAGTAGAAACTCTTGAAGATATGCGCAACGTGCTACACGCCATTCACAGCGAAGTAACACGCATCGCCGAAATTCAAGCCACTTATGCGCAGGCATAAACCCTTTTTTATCCATATCTATTAATTTAATTCATCTAAATTTATTTTAGATGAATTTTAATAATAAATAAGCCGAAATGAATATGCAAATGTGGGAACAGCAACGTGACAACACCGTGAGTGCCAAAAAGGCACACATGGCGGTGGTTGCCTGTGAACGTTATCAAGCCGCAGAAAATGGGCATAAATTTGACCGCACTTTGTTGCCTTTTGATGAAAGCCGCTATACGCCACTGCAGCTAGAATTGTTCGCCACAAATCCCGTTGATTTTGAGTTTATCGAACAAAAACTTGAAAACCTACCACGCCAACGTCAGCGTGAATATTTCCGTAAACTGTATATTAAAGCCTATCGCAGCGTAAAAGACGATGGCTCGATTGTATTTGCCCTCGGCAATAAACAACGTCGATATGCCAATGATTATTTGCGCAATGTATTAGATGTGCGTTTACAAAAAGTCTTTTCACAATACAACGTGAACGTCGATTTTTTGCAAGCGTTCATCAACACCCCGCAATGGTTGCTATCCGTTAAAGATGAAATGCAACAAGCCGCGCAGTTCTCCACCGTGCCAACACGTGAAGAGCTAGCAAAACACTACAACGAGTTGCATTACAGCGGATTCCGTTTTCAAGTGTTCGGCATCCAACAAAAGCAAAAACAATTACCTTTCTATTTAATCACCGAAAGAAAATTGAAAAAAATGGCGTATGAAATGGCAGCGGCATTTATTCGATTTCAATGTGATTGCTCCCACTTTTTAAAAAATGGCATTGAAAAAGACAACGAGGGCGACATTCAAGGCTATTTCTATCAGCTCTATAAATGGTGTGGCGAAATCGCCCTTTCTGCGGGTTTCAAAATCCCTCACTGGGAAAAAATCGAAAATGACAAACGCATCAAAGCCGAACACATTGACAGCACCTTACTTCGCTTGACGTGCGAAAAATGGTGGTTTAAGCAAATGCGAGACATACAAAAACGTATGGTCGAGCATATCGCCATTGCCTGTGGCGAGGTGCGCGCCAATGCCGCCAGTTATATTTCCAATCAAAGTTTCCAAGAATGGCAACTCCAGCAACGCAAGAATCACGATTACTTGCGTGCGATGATCATTGAAAATATCGCCAACCCAGAAGAACAGGTCGAACTTTTCGATATGTTCTTAAAATCATCATCTAACCCCGCATTACGCCGAAATGAAATGATGGTGCGTTTGCGTGGTTTAGAAGAATGGGCAGAAGAAAATAATAATGAAGCCTTATTTTTAACCCTCACTGCGCCATCATCATTCCACGCAGGAAACGGCAATAAAAAATGGTCGGGTGTTAATCCACGAGATACGCAAAACTATCTAAACAAAGTATGGCAACAGTTCCGTGCGTTATTGTCGAAACGTAATATTAAATTTTACGGTATGCGAGTGGCAGAGCCGCACAAAGACGGCACACCACACTGGCATGCGCTAGCTTATGTGCCAGCAGAACATAAAGAAGAAGTCATCCGCTTATTTAAACAAAAAGCCCTAGAATTAGACGGCAATGAAAAAGGCGCAGCAGAACACCGCTGCAAAGTGGAAAAATGCGACAAAACAAAAGGCAGCGCAACGGCGTACATTGCCAAATACATTGCGAAAAATATTGACGGTTTTGCCCTTGCTGGCGAAGTGTCAGATGAAGACCCGACACTAAGCCTACACGACAATGCCTTGCGTGTTCGTGCATGGGCGAGCCGTTGGGGCATTCGTCAGTTCCAATTCTACGGCGGCGCATCCATTTGTGTTTGGCGTGAATTGCGCCGATTAATCAGCGGTCAAGCTGATGATGAAATTATCAATAAAGCCCAAGCAGCTGCAGGCATCGCAAATGACTATGCGGCATATATGGAAATTCAAGGTGGTGCGCTTGCTAAACGTGCTGATCAACCCATCAAGCTCGATTACGAAACTAAACCTGCTAATAAATATGGCGAACAACGCAAAGCCATTATTGGTTTAGCGAATAGATTCAGCCTAAAGCAAGTAATTTCACGCACCAAAAAATGGCAAATTAAAAAACGCCCACAAGATTTTGCCCAACGCGCAGAATCTATGGTTGAGCGTAGCTCAACCGCTAACAATAGCGCACGCAGTGCGCCTTGGACTTGTGTCAGTAACTGTAACCGCTCAATTCTTGAGCAAAAGATCAAATTACTGACACAATCGATCTGCGCGCCCCTTAGCGCACAAAAATTAGACTATTTATTCAAGTACAAACGGCTGATCATAGATAAATATACAGCCATAGAACTCACCGAGAACGATGTGCAGTTAGTGAAACGGAATCAAAACATGATGACGTCGCTTTCCCCTGTGCCAAGTCTAAGAAACCTTAAAAAACTCAAAGATTTTCATAAAAACCAACGCATTCAATAGGAGAAAACGCAATGAATAAAAGAAAACAGAAACAAATCAGCCGAATCTTAGCGGCAAAACGGGCGGAAAAGTGCGGTCAAATTGATCTGAAAAATTTACAAGCGCAAGTGTGGGATCTTGCTGTGCAATCGCAACAAACCGCAAGTTGGGTAAAAACACAAGAGGAAAGTCATCGACTTATTTATCGATATTTTTCAAAAGAAATAGCACGGCTTGAAAAACAGAATATGCCAAATCATCTTGAATTAATCCTGCTTGCGATTGCTTCAGGGGTTATAGGTAGTGTGATCAGCGTTAGGGTGTTTTTAGGGGTTATATGAAAAAAAATATATTTACCTACGGTTCAATCTGTTCAGGGATTGAAGCAGTAAGTGTGGCATGGAAAGGCTTAGGTAAGCCACTTTGGTTTAGTGAAATTGAACCTTTTCCTTGTGCCGTGCTTACTTATCATTATCCCAACATCCCAAATCTTGGGGATATGACAGACCTACCTCAAAAAATTATAAACAGAGAAATTCCTGCTCCAGATGTGCTTGTCGGAGGTACTCCTTGTCAAGCATTTTCTGTCGCTGGGTTGCGAAACTCGCTAGATGATGAGCGAGGAAATCTCACTTTAACTTTGATACACATATTAGAGGCTATTGATTATGTTAGATTCCAAGATGAT